ACAAAGGTCAGTTTGTTGCCGGAAATACTGCATCGGTAGGCAAGGGCAGACCAAAGGGTAGAAGGTCAATCCCTGATATATTAAGAAAAATATCTGATGAAGAAGGAACAACCGATGGAATGGATAAACTTGAAGTAGTTATGCGTAAAGTATTTCACTATGCATTAGATGGAAAGTCTTGGGCTGTACAGTTTATAGCCGAAAGGATGGAAGGTAAGGCAGTAGAGCATATTATTACTGAAGAAGTGAAGCCATTAAGAGTTTTAGAATTTAATGATGATGTATTAGATGAAAAATGAATTCCAGGCAAAATAAGGAGCTTGTGTAGCCCCTTACCGAAAAGCGTAAGGGTGTAAATATAAATATAAAGAATAGGATAAAGATAAAGATAAATGGATGGAGCTAAGATTAACAAAAGAGAGGAAGGAAATACTAAGCGATCCGGCAAGATTCAAAGTAATCACGGCAGGGCGAAGATTTGGAAAGTCGGTGCTGGGGTTGATGTTTCTTTTGAAGGGGCAAATGTTGCAGGGCGAGAATCGTTGGTATATAACACCGACCTACAGGCAAGGCAAACTAACAGTCTGGAAAACGCTGAAGTCAATTATAGGAAACCAACCAGGCTGGAAGATCAACGAAACGCAAATGAGTTGTACTCAATCAGGTGCCACGATTGCGATTAAGGGATCAGATGCAGCGGATTCATTGCGAGGTGCTGAACTTAGCCGGTGCGTACTTGATGAATATGCCTATCAGAAACCAGGGGTATTTGAAGAAGTGATCTATCCGATGCTTACAACTACACATGGCGATGCTATGCTAATAGGTACACCTGATGGATTTAGTGGTAATAACTTTTATGACTATTACTTGAGAGGGCAAGGAAATGATCCACAATGGAAGTCTTGGCAATTCAAGACTATCGATGGGGGCTTTGTGGATTCAAAAGAATTAGAACTGGCGAAAAGCAATTTAGATGAAAGGGCTTATCGTCAGGAATTTATGGCATCCTTTGAAACCGCTGCAAATCGTGCAGCGTGGGCATTCAATAGAGATGAGCATATTAAAGTAGCTGATGAATTAAGCAGTTACAAAGTGATTGGCATTGATTTTAATGTCGATTATATGTCGGCGGTATTGGCTTGCATTTATGGGGATGGAACTATTCACTACATAGATGAGATTAGACAAAACAATTCGTCAACAGAGAATATTTGTAAAGCGATGAAAGAACGATGGGGTGGTGTTCAGGAAATTTATCCAGATCCGGCAGGCTCGGCAAGATCTACCACATCAAATAGAAGTGATCACCAGATATTGCGAGAGCATAATTACCTTGTTTATGCTCGTAAGAATCACCCAAGCAACATTGATCGCTTGAATGCATTGAATAGAAAATTGAAAGATGCGAGTGGGAAAATATCAATGACTGTTGATCCAAGATGCAAATATTTAATAAAAGATTTAGAGCAAGTTCAGCGAGATAGAAAAGGTGGCATTGATAAAACAAATTTGCAGCTAACGCATAGCTTAGATGCATGTAGTTATTTAATAGAGTATAAATTCCCCATAGTTCAAAGGACAGCAACATCAATACAATGGTAAAAGAACTATGATAGTAGAATCAAAAGATTTCGTAAGGAGTGGACTAAAAGATTTCCTTTCGGATATAACAAGCGATAATGTGGAAGACCGCTATCGCAGTTTATCTTATTATGAAGGAATGCAGGGTGAAATGGAAACCGATTTAGGCAGATACTTTCCATTAAAATCATTGGAAGTACCCTTCATAGTCCAGAACATCACATCTAAATTAATAAATGCTCGTGCTATTGGGTATAAAGAACCACCGGTACGAACGAATGAAGCCTATCTGGAAAGCGTAAAAGATTTAGATCAAACTATGCTAACAGCTGAAAGGCTAACATATCTGTTGGGTTCTCATTTAATCCGAAGCCGATTTAATGAAGAAACTAATATGCTTGAGTATGATCAGATTATTGAATTCGAACCTATATTTGAAGCAAGGGCAAGACAGCCTTTCGCATATATATATCCAATTTATAATCACGGTCAATCAAGGGAGAATGAAGTTGTTTATGCATTCTGGTCAGATGAAGAGCATTTCTTAGTGCATCAAAATGGAAAGATTGAATCGGTTAATGAAGGAAATGTAAATCCTTATGGAGTGTTACCATTCACGATATGCCACAGACATCCATATACTACTGACTTTATTCGAAACGGTGCGAACGATATTGTAAATGCTAACCTTATGATAAATTTATTAATGACTGAATTGGGGTTGGCTATGCGGCTGCAAGCTTTAGGGCAACCAGTTATTTCTGGAATTGATAATGCGAATCAGGTTGTGCTGGGTGTAGATAAACCTATGATATTGCCGGAACAAGCCAAGTTTGAATTCGTATCGCCTGGAGGAAACATTGCCGATTATTTGGAAGCTGTAAGATTTTATGTGGATTCAGTTGCTTACAATAATAATTTGAAAGTTAAATGGTCTGTAGGTCGTGAGGCTTTTATTAGCGGTGAATCTTTAAAGATGGCAGAAATAGATCTGACCGAAGCGGTTATGTCAGATTATCAAATGATATGGAGAGGTGTAGAAAATAAGAGGTTTGAAGTTGATAGAATTATTTTAGATGCTCATAACATCAGGGTTCCAGATGAATTCAGCGTTGATTTTAGTGAACCAAGATTCCCATTAACTGCAAAAGAAGAACGAGAGCAATGGGCTTGGGAATGGGATAATAATTTATCCACAACTAAGGATTGGTTTAAAAAGTACAATCCGGATTTAACAGAAGATGAACTGGACGAAATGATTGAAGAGATCGTTCCGGAAAGACCTGCGGAAGCAAACGCTGGATCATTATTAGATCAGGCTTTAAGTAGCTAATGGCTGAATTAGATAAATTCAAAAGGCAGTATTTGATTTTAGTCAATAGGCTAACAGATCAAGTCTTCCAGCTTATTAACGCTGGGCAAACTAAAGATCAGATCCTCGCTATACTTGGAACGAGGGATTTTAAAAAAGTAATCTTTGCTGATGCAGAATTTAAAAGTTCTTACAATGAATTAAATAAACTATATGCTAAAGCCCTTAAGAATATGGATAAGTTTGCAGATATTTCTTCTGATGCCCTGTTGGCTATTACTCAAGTAAATAAATCTACATTCTTTGATAAAATGGCTGACGATATTGCGAGATCTCTGAAAGGGAATATCACGAATGGTATCTTGGGGGGTCTTAACAAGGGTGATATTATTAAGGGAATAGAAGCAGATCTGAGACCGGATCAGATAGATACATTGGTTACCACAGCTTTAAGTAATTATACCGCTGCGGTAAATTCTTTAATGGCTGATCAGATGCCACCAAAAGCTGCCTATGTTTACACCGGTCCAGTTGATAAAAAGACAAGACCTCTATGTTTGCAATTTATGTCAAGCGGTCAAATGACAAGGGAACAGATAGAGGCAATCGCTCCAAATGGATTTATAGAAAGGGGCGGATTTAATTGTAGGCATCAATGGAGATTGTTTACTAAGAAGGTTCAAATGTTTAATCCAAAAGGTGCAAAGGTAGAAGCTAAAAAAAGAGGAGTTCCCTTAAGTGGCTAAAGCTGTACCCATAGATAAAATGTTTAACAAGCTTTCAACAAAGCAAAAATTAATAAAGATGGCTGAAGAAATTATCGGTATGATGATTGAAAGAACTCAAAGAGGTTATGGGGTTGACGGAACTTTCGAGCCTTATGCAAAGTCAAAAGATAAAAAGATGCCATACTGGAGACGGAAACAGTTAGGAAAATTTAAAAGACAATCTTTAGAGCATAAGCCAAATAGTGCAAGAGATGTAAACCTTACTTTAACAAGTGATATGTTAGGCAGTCTAAAAGTAAAATTAAGTGGAACAACCGATGATAAAGTAACTATTGGAATGCCACCGGCTGAAGCTATTAAGGCTAATGCACAGGAGAAACAGGGAAGAGCCATTTCAACCGTGAAAAAACCGGTAACTGAAATGGAAGAAAAATTTATTGCTGAATTCTTTGATAGCAAGATCAAAAAAGCTATGAAGGATGCAAGCGGTAGAACTGAAATGATAATAGGATAACTCACAAAAGAGGAAATAAATGTCTGAACAAGAAGTCAATCAGGACGTAAAAACTGAAGAAGTCGAACAGGACGTAAAAACTGAAGCCGTAAGCAGCACCGAAAAAGCTGAAGATTATAGTGTTCCAGGGTACAGGTTCAAAGAATTAAACGAATCTAAGAAAACTCTTGAGGCTGAATTAGAATCTTTAAAAACAGCTATGAAAGAACGAGAAACGAAAGAAGCCGAAGAACGAGAAGATTGGAAAAATCTATACGAAGAAGCGAAGACTGATCGTGACAAATTCAAAGATGACGCTGAAAGATTCTATTCAATCGAGAAGTCAAGGGTAGATCGCTTACTTGAATCTTTCCCAGAATCACTTAGGGGAAAACTCTCCAAGTTGGATTCGGAAACTCTGGAAGAAATGAAAACCGAATTTACTAACAAAGTTCCTCAAGTAGATAATAGCGGTGGAGGTGTTTCAGGTGGTAAAACTATGGAGTGGTCTAAACTTGCTCCAAGTGAAAGGAAAAAACACTTCGCTGATATTATGAGGAAAAATACTTAAGGAGTATTAAATGGCTAATGTTACTCCCACAACCGCTGCGAAGTTTATTCCAGAGGTGTGGAAAGATGCCATTCTTGATTACGCTGAAAGGGCTTTCCGTATAAGAAACCAGGTTACGAATGTATCGGATCTTGTTTCTGGTGATACCGTTCATGTCCCTCGAGTTTCAGAAGAAACTGCTGCTGCAAAATCAGCAGGAACTGCTGTAACTTATTCAGCTAATACTGATGGCGAAGCCTCAATCTCAATAGATCAACACGCTTATGAAGCAAAGAGAATTGACGATATTGTTCGTGTGCAAAGTTCATACGATTTATTTTCTCTCTATGCAAAATCAATGGGCTATGGATTGGCTAAAAAGATTGAGAACTATTTGGCGGTTGATATAATTCAATCTGCTACTGCAAACGATGTTACTCTGTCTTCAGATAACACATTCACAACTGCTCTTGTCCGTTCCGGACTACAGAAGCTACTTGATATTGGCGTAGATTACACCGATGGCGAAACATATTTTTATGCATCACCGGCTGGTTATATGAGCCTAATGTCTCTTGGTGATTTCACAGATTACCAGGAAAGAGGTCCAGAAGCATCTGGAGTAGGTCCAAACATCTCCGGTCAACTGGGTAGAATTTATGGCATGCCAGTATTCACCAGTACAGATTGGGATGATGATGGCGGAACAGGTGACGAGACAGCTTCGATCTTTACTAAGGATTCTGTTCTATTAGCAATGCAAATGGAACCAAGAGTTCAATCAGAATATGATATTGATCACTTAGCTACAAGCGTAGTGACAGATGTCTTATTTGGTGCGTCTTTGACACAGGCTGCTGGAACTGCTGCCGGTCAAATCGTTAATTTCAATAATCCTTAATCGGATAATTGATTAATATGGTTGGGGGGCTTTAATTAGCCCCCTTAACCGAAACTTTTATATAGGAAAAAAATTATGGCAACAGATTTAACAAATGTAGCTGTCTCTACCGGTTTTGTTCAATTATTACATATTGACGGTGGGGTTGGAGGATCTGCCACTCGTGTTTACGATGGAGATGGAACAGGAACACCGCTTGAGATTTCTACAACGGAGCTTGTAATAAAAGATGGTTCATTCAATCTTGATGTAGCTTCACACGATGGTACAAATGGTTTAAAG